CACACTTGACAGATCTGGCCTTATGACCTACTATGTATGAGAATCAAAATTTATTTATGGACACCCCAATGGAAGATCTAGTCGTCGATATTCGAGACTGGAGTATTGATCGTTTTTCAAAATTGACGAAGAAAAATAAATTCGAAGATGCCATTGCACTGGAAGAAGAATTTTCTGAGTGGCTTGGCTCTGGTCTCGATGGAGATATTGAGGTCATGACGATTGATTGACAAATCCTAAATATTCACTTATAATGGAAAATCCCTGTTATGAGCAGGGTTTATTATTATGAGATTTTGATTTGATTTAGAGCCGTGGGCACTGCCCCTGAGAAGGGGAACTTCTCCTTTGCCTATACGGATGTAGAGTTTAACTAATTTAAATGCTTTTCAAAACACTTTCAATTCTTGCCGTTGCTACTGCAGGACTAGCACCACTGCAAGCAAAGGCAGCGAGTGGCTGCACTCTCGCTTCTCATTATGGTGTGGGAGATTCCTACCATGGACAAATAGCAGCAAATGGCGAAGTATACAATGCTTATGGTAAATCAGTTGCGCATCGTTGGCTTCCATTCGGCACGAGATTACGAGTAACAAATCAACGAAATGGTAAGTCAGTAATTGTGCGTGTAAACGATCGTGGGCCTTATGTTGGAGGTCGAGATCTTGATTTGTCTTATGGTGCATTCTCTTCTATTGCACCACCAAGTCAAGGTGTAGCACGAGTTTGTTATAGTCGAGTTTAGATTCTTTCTTATGAGTCACACCTTATGTGTGACTCTTTTTTTATAAATAGACTTAAAAGAGTTTATAAAAATGAACGCACAAGAACTTTTGGGTCTTCAGGAAGCGTATTTGGGTCTTTATGGGGAAGTGTTGGAGGAATCTTTAGCAGACATGTTTTCTGCTGCTAATGACGATCTATTTAATAAATCCCAAAAACACGCTAATGATGCCCAAAAAAGACTTCGTGCATTAAATCAAAGTTTGGAAGATACTTATGGAAAAGTAAAACCCACAAGATCTTCTTCTATGCCAAGAAGTTCACAAGAAAGACTGAAAACGATCAAAGATACATTATCTAATGCCGAAGAAATGATGAGAAGACAAGATTCAGAACAAAATGAATCTTATGACCTTATTATTTCTCACTTACTCGATGAAGGATACGCCAACACCCCAGAAGAAGCACAAGTAATTCTGGATAACATGAGTGAAGGTTGGAAAACCGACATTTTAAAGAAAGCAGTAAAAACAACAGGAAAAGCAGCAAAATATGTAGCAAAGAAAGGAGTAGAGGCAGCAAAACCAACAGTAAAGAAATATGCAAAAAAAGCAGGTAGATTTGCTATTATGACGGCATTGGGGCTTCCTCTTTGATTTATGAAATTCAACTTTCATTTTGGAAAAAAGAAAGCATCTATTAAAACGATTGTAATTTTATCTTTAATAGTAGCATCACTTTCCTCTTGCTTGAAGATAGAAGAAAAACATATCTGGGATATTGTTTATGAGTATCTCCAAACATATCAACCAGATTCTCCACTCATTCCAGAACTTCAAAAAGATCCTGGTATAGTGGAACGAGATGTCAAGCGAACTGTGGACAAGGCAATCCGCGAGTATGAGGACTTGACAAAGGGAACAGAACCACCTATAATACCTCTACCGCGACGCTCAGAAAAACCAGTTGACACTTCTGTGTGTTATACTGATGAGTGTCGGTCACTTGGAGGAGAAATCAGGTTGTGTGCCCCATGGGTTGACAACTGCCCTAAAGAGTGATATGATGGTTTTGTTGGTTCGGAAGTCCTCTAACATTTTCGGTAATATTCATAAGGTTTAGGTCTTATGTAATTTCAACACTTGACAATCTGGGACTTATGTCTTATGATTGTCTTATAAAGGTCCTGTCGCCTATTGGTCTAAGGCCCAGTTCTTATAAAGCTGTGAACAGAGTTCAATTCTCTGCAGGACCATCGACCATAAAAATATATAAAATTCTTATGGTTCTTATTGTCACCTTGTCGGAATGGTCTACGAAACGCACTTAAAATGCGTCGGGCATCAATCGCCCTTGCGAGTTCAAATCTCGCAGGTGACATAAATAAAAGTGCCTTAATTGGTTCGCGTCTTTAAGGCGAAAGGGAGGTATTTTTACCTCCCTTTCTTGTATAAATAGATGTGCGAACCAATTCAAGAGCAGAACTATGTGTAGGGAAAACGAACGCACCCATAAGCATCATATTATTCCAAGATATATGGGTGGCACAGATGTCGCAGAGAATTTAGTTGAAGTTACTATAACTCAACATGCAATGTATCATTTTTGTAATTTCCAATTGTGGAACAACGAACAGGACAGAATTGCCTGGAGAATGTTATCCGGCCAAATTACTGCAGATGAAGCAAAAATTGAAGCAATGAAACTTGGCAGTAAGAAAGGTACTGAAGTTCTAAAAGAAAAGTTCAAGGATCCAGAAAATCTAAGAGAACATAAAGAAAAATGTAAACAAGGGTTTCACAACTCGCCACATAAAGAAGAAGCAATTGAAAGATGTATAATAAATCAACCAAAAGCAGTTGATGCAGCAAGAACTCCAGAAGCAATAGAAAAGAAGATCAATACATTCAAGGAAAGGGGACATCTGAAAGGAGAAAAGAATCCGCAGTATGGAACTATGTGGATTACCGATGGAACTATAGAAGGTTCCCATAGAATAAAGAAAGGAGATCCCATTCCAGAAGGTTTTAGACCTGGGGCAGTATTTTTAGAAGAATATCCTTGTGGAGAGAATACTTCTACTTATGGTAAGATTTTTATTACTGATGGTGATCATTCATACCTAATATCCAAAGATGACCCTATCCCTGAAGGATATTATAGAGGAAGGAGTAAGAAATTTGTTAATAATATAGACAGAGAACAATATAGTAAAAATGGAAAATATTCATATGAAAATAAGCTTGGCATTCATGCGCAAACTACAGAAGAAAGAAAAGAATTGGCTTCTAAAGGAGGGAAAAACTCATCTTCGCAAAGATGGATGTGTCTAGAAACTGGTCATGTTTGTAATGCTGGGCCACTTACAACTTATCAAAAAAATAGAGGTATCGACACTTCTAGGAGAATAAGAATAAAATGAGTATCAATCCCACAACCGTCACAAGACCCTTGACAACCATAAGAAGCCATTGTATACTAATCAAGTAAACAACAAAACAACTACTTGACAACCAAACATACATATGTTATGATTATCAGGTAAAATACAAAACACTTGACAGCCAAACATAAATATGTTATGATTGTTGAGTTCTGGAAATCTAGTTGATCTAGATAACCAGCCAAAATACTTGACAACTTAAGATTTGTATCTTATGATTGTTGGGTTCTTATTGGGCTCCGTACCGGCTCTGGCCTTCTAAGCCAGTCTCCTTAAATAACGCCGGAAGGAGGAGGTCGATGTTCAATTCATCCGGAGCCTGCTAAATAATAATGCCTTAGTTGATTGGCGTCTTTAAGGTAAAGAAGGGGAGGCGAAATCCTCCTTTTCTTGTATAAATAATATTGCCAATCAACTTAAGAGCATAAGAAATGGATTGCCAAAATAATTCGTTTACGCATAAGCATCATATCATCCCAAGGTATATGGGGGGAACAGATACTAAGGAAAACCTAGTTGAAGTTACCGTAACTCAACACGCAATGTATCATTTTTGTAATTTTCAATTGTGGAACAACATAGAAGATTATGTAGCATGGAGAGGATTATCTGGCCAAATAAGCGAACAAGAATTTTTGGCGGAAAAATTCAAAATATTTGGCAAAATAGGAAGTGGCATAGTTCGAGAAAAGCTGAAAAATGATCCAGAATTTAGAGCCGAAATAATAGCCAAGAGATTAGAAAGTTGGGAAAAGAATAGAGAAGAGCATGTGCAGAAACTGAAAGAAATTCAGCCAAAAGCAGTCGAAGCAGCAAGAACTCCAGAAGCTAGAGAAAGACAAAAGAAAAAACTAAAAGAAATAAACCACCAACAAGGAGAAACGAATTCACAGTATGGCAAAGTTTGGATTTATAATTTAGAAAAGAAAGAAAATACTAGAATAATCAAAGGAGAACCTATTCCTGATGGTTGGTGTCTTGGAAGAATAATAGATTTTGATGGTTATATTGAAAAGTTAAACATAAAAGAAAAAAGAAAACAAGAAAAGGAAAATGAACTTAAAGCGAAAATAGAATATTATAGTCAACTTTATGATACATATCTGACAGAAGGTTTCCAGACTATAAGAAGTAAATATAGTTATGACAAAACACAAGAAAATTTAATAATGTTGTTTAAAAAATATGTCCCCAATTATATTCCATTTGATTGCCTAAGAACTAGGAACACTTGACACCACCCACCCCCACCTGATATAATAAGACCCAACAAAACACTTGACAAGCAACCATAAATAAGTTATGATTGCTTTTATTGCGTCTCTGGTGTCAGCGGTAGCATTCCAGATTTCCACTCTGGCGGGATCGATTCAAATTCGATGAGACGCTTTTTTCCCTTCGGTAGTCCAGTGGTCAGGACAGGCAGATAATGCACTTGGAGTCCGAGTTCGATTCTCGGTCGAAGGGAAACTAATCATAAGAACCAAAAGCTCACATTATGTGGGCTTTTTTAGTATAAATAATAAAACACTAATATTCATAATGAATCAAAATGTTAAAAATAAGATGCAAACAGTGTAACACCGAAGTGACAGCAAAACCAGGACAATCAAAGTCTTGTGGTTGTCCTAATATGGCAACAATCAAAGAAGATAAGATTTCTGCTGTAGATCTTTCGAAAATTGTGATGTTGAATTCTCTTACGCAGAAAGAATCCACAAAAGTCTTGACGAATGAAGATATTATGTGGCAGGAAGCCAGAAGACAAAGAAAAGTTCGTAGACTTGATTTTGAAGTCCGATAAATATCTAAAAAACTCATGAGATTTAAAGAGTTTCTAACTGAATCTAAAAAGGTTCAAATTAAAGATTTTATGAACTTCGTCAAAGATGAGCTTGGATTAGCTTCCTTACCCAAAGTTATTGTCATTGATGATCCGAAGTTTTCGATCGATAATAAGACTTTTGGTTGTTTTAACCTTGGCACTGATGAAATAAAAATTCAGACTGCCCAAAGACATCCATTAGATGTGTACCGCACCTTGGGACACGAGTTAGTTCATTATCATCAGAAACAAAGCGGCAAAGAAATGAGTGGCGAAACTGGAAGTGAATGCGAAAATGAAGCTAATTCCAAGGCAGGAGAAATTTTAAGGAAGTATACAAAGACCATAATGAACCACGGATATTAAGAAATCCTAACATAAGGTTGCAATCGAAGGTTTATCCAGTATAATTAGTATCAATACGATACCAATTCAATGGATCAACACACATACGAAAACTGGCTAAAAATCAAAGCCACATTTGAAGCTTCTGGTAACACAGACAACATGTTTTATAAGAGAGCAGTTGAAATAGCTAAAACAAGAAAAGATCCATTAGAAAAGTTTCTTAACGGAGGAAAGTGATCGAGATTACAGAAAAAGACATAGAGGAATTACAACAAAGAGTTCTAGAGCAAAAAATGATAGAACTCTTTCATGAGCCCAGTTCTTATGAAGACGAAGAAGACTATTGACAGCCTTATGCCCATGCTATATAATGATAGACATCCGGGTGTAGTAGAAAAGTATAACTCTGCGTTTGGGACGCAGCGAAGAGGGGGCAGTACCTTCCACTCGGATTATAAAACTCTAACTTTATGACAATGCAATCGTTTACTGTAGAAGAATTTCAGGCCGACTTTGACACTTTAATGGAGAGAGTCGAAAAGGGAGAATCATTTATCATAACAAGTGATCATGGAAACGCAGTTATGGTTCCATATAATGAGGTAGTAGAGGTTTTTGGTGGAACTTGTTCTGATGACGACCTCATAAAAATTCATACAGATCATGAAGAGGCATCATAAGATTCTTTAATCCCTCCTCTTCTTGACACCCACAAGACTTTCCTCTATAATAAGAACGAATTTAATTCAACCAATGTCTGATTTTTCACTAACTTCAAAATTTCGTAAATCCATCTATACTCTTACTCGTGCTGCAAATCGAGAAATTGATCTAGAATTTGATCAACCGAAACTTTTCAAAAAAGTTAAAAAGTTTTATGAAGAACAAGGAGTAGAATTTTATCAAGAATCAGAAGCCGATTATGAAATTATTTTGAGTCTTCTATGTGAAGATCTTAAAGTTGATGTTCCGGCCTAAGTCACGGATGGACTATAACAGCACTGGTCGGTAGCAACCCCCCCTTATGGATAAAACAACAATACTTCGGTATTTTGGTAATGCACTTCTCATTATTGGTTATTATATAATCTTATGGGGAGATGAGCGCCTTGGATTGATCATTAAACTTATTGCCGGAGTACTATTGTTGCCCTCTTTTGTTTATTTTAAAATGTGGGATTCGGTGACAATTTGTGGATTTTATGCTTTTATTGAGATTACGAGATTAATCCATCTTTCCGCCACGGATGGGCGTTAACAGTACTGGTGGAGTCAAAATGACCCAATTAACACACAAACACACAGGAGTAAAACGATGACACCTTATGAACTTCGGTTTGAAATTTTCAAGCAGGCATATAATATGCTGAATGATAAGTTCAGTATTGAATATGATACTGCTCGTTGTTGGAATGAAAATTATGAAAATTCGGTTAAAATGGATTATCCAGATTTTCCGACTTTAGATGATGTGCTTAATCAAGCAGAAGCAATTAATAATTTTGTTTCTGCTGCAAAGTAGGTTTCTTGTCATTTCTTAAATGTCAAGTAGAACTTTTACTACATATAAATAATTTAGGTTATATGGGGTAAAATGGGTTGGTCTAGTCCAGAATCAAGAAGAGAGCACTATTTAAAAAATAAAGACAAATTAAATAAAGAATCCAAAGAAATTAACATTAAGCTAAGACAAGAAAAGAAAAACTTTATCATACAAAATCTTGGTTCCAAGTGTTGTAAATGTGGTACAACTGATTGTCTAGAAATAGATCATATTAATCCTGGACTCAAAAAAGATAGAAAATGTCTTTATTCTTGTTCTTGGGATAGAATAAAAAATGAAATGAATAATCTTCAACTTCTTTGTAAGTCTTGTCACCGCGATAAATCGCAACTTCAAACGAATGCTGCTTGGCATTACTTCAAAAATCTTTCTTTGGAGGAACAAGAAAAGTTGATGGAGCAGTATGAAAAAGAAGGCACTAATCTACCTTCTTGGTCTCCACAATATAAAAACGGATAAGATGCCTGGTTTCCAATTTCCAGTTAAAGAATTGGTGGCGCGTATGATAACCCTAACTAGAGGAGTTGACAACAGCTCCTCTTTTTTGGTATAATAGTTTTTTGTTTTGGTATTCTATGCTGTTGGGATTTAGAGATTTAAAAAATAAGTATAATTTAAATGTGACGGGAATTATTCATGTTGGTGCCCATCACGGAGAAGAAATACTTGACTACATTTCAAACGATGTTACTAATATGGTTCTATTTGAGCCACTCGATTTAAATTTTGAAATTTTAAAATCAAACATGTCCAGAGTGAATGCCAATATTATTGGACATCAGCTAGCACTCGGAAATGACAATAAAAAAGTAATCATGCATTTGAGTGATAACGAACTGCAGAGTAGTTCTATATTGAGACCAAAGAAGCATCTTATTCAACACCCTAATGTCCATTTTACTGGTGTAGAAGAAGTTGAAATGAAAAAATTGGATGATTTTGGATATACTGAGTATAATTTTATAAACATGGATGTTCAGGGATATGAGTTGGAAGTTTTGAAGGGAGCGGAAAATACACTAAAATATATTGACTATGTTTATTGCGAAGTCAATCGAGATGAAGTATATGAAAACAATGCATACATAGAACAAATTGATGATTTCCTAGGAAAATATAATATGAAACGGGTAGAAACTGATTGGTCCGGAAATATTTGGGGGGATGCATTTTATGTAAAATTTGGTGGTGAGGACAATGATAGGATTTGATCTGTTAGGTAATTTGGGTAGAATTGGAAATCAGATGTTCCAGTATGCTTCATTGAGAGGAATTGCGTCAAACAATGACTTTGACTGGATCATCCCACCAGAAGATGCATTTGGTAAACTTGATCCAAATGTTAGAAATAACGACACATCAATATACAAAGCATTTGAGTTGTCTTCCGCTAAAAATTTTGGGTTTATTGGTGGAGAAGTATTGGAAGAAAAACACTTTCATTTTGATGAAAATCTTTTTGATAATTGTAGAGACAATGTGAGTCTTAATGGTTATTTGCAATCGGAAAAATATTTCAAAAACATTGAATCTGAAATTAGAAAAGATTTTCAGTTTAAACAAGAAATATATGATATTGCCAAAAATTGTTTTGACTCCTTGTGTAGTAGTGAAGTAATATCTTTGCATATCAGAAGAGGAGATTATGTATATAATCCAAATCACCCTGTTCAAGAGTTGAGTTATTATGAAACTGCGTTAAACTTATTAGACACTAGCTCAACTGTAATTATTTTTTCTGATGACCCATCTTGGGCGAAGTCTCAAAGTTTGTTTTCGGACGATAGATTTTTAATTTCCGAAGAAAATGATACATATATTGATATGTGCTTAATGACTTTTTGCGATTATCATATCATTGCTAATAGTTCATATTCCTGGTGGGGGGCTTGGCTAGCAGAGAGCAAAAAAGTTATTGCTCCTAGTAGTTGGTTTAGTGGAATAAATTCTCACTACAATACAAAAGATATATATTGTGATGGCTGGACGATACTATGAAAACTTTAAATGACTTCTTTCAAAAAATATACTGCATTAACTTAGAAAGAAGGACTGATAGGTGGGAAGAATCTATTTTAGAATTTGATACTTTTAAACTAGAAGTCGAAAGATATTCTGCTTTTGATGGCAACGAGCTAGATCAAATTCCCGGTTTAAATCCGGGACAACTTGGGGCAATTTATTCCCATCGAGGTGTAATACAAAAAGCAAAGGATTTGAATTTAGATAATGTATTGATTCTTGAAGATGATGTAAAATTTGATAGTGGATTAAATTCAAAATTTCCAGAAATATATGATAGAATTCCAGATGATTGGGATATAATTTTATTTGGCGGAAATCATATTGGGAATAATCCATGGGCAAATGGATCATTGAAAGAAATTAATAAAAATGTTTTTAAAGTTACGCACTCCCTTGCTTTACATTGCTACGCAGTAAAAAACACAGTATATGATTTGTCTATAGAATCTCTATCAAAAATGAATGATACTAATGATTCATTATTTGCTAGTATTCAGAGTAAAGTGAATTGTTACATCATTAGACCACATTTAGCTTGGCAGAGACCAAGCTATTCTGATCTATGTGGAATCTATTCCGACCATATTGCTTTGTATGACGATAGAGCATTATTTGAAGGTAGATTTTTTGGAGACGAAGCCATAAAAAGAAATGATGTGTATGATAAACTTGACTCAACATGGAAGAAATTTTGGGAAATACAAAAGAAAAATGATGGAGGCTTAAAATGATGTACAATAATGTGACCATGGTATTGACAAGTTGTAATAGACTCGATTTACTAGAGAGGACAATACAATCAATTCCAAAAGAAACCCTAGACAAAATATCAAATAAAATTTTAATAGATGATTCCACAGATGTTCAGTGCTTTTCTTCTTTGGAAAGAGAGAATAAATCTGGATACTTGCTTGGGTGGGATTTGTTGCTGAATGAAGAAAAATTAGGACAAGCAGCAAGTATAGATAAAGCATACTCAAAGGTAAAAACAGAGTATGTCTTTCATTGTGAGGACGACTGGGATTTTAGTGATGGCGACTTCATTGATAGAAGCCTTCCGATTTTAGAAAAATATGATAATGTAGTTCAAGTAACATTTCGATCTGACAGTCCACATCCAGTTTGCGATGATGTATATGAAGAGGGAACAATATCTGAATTTCAAGTGTTAATTCCTGGATATAATGGTTGGCCAGGTTTCACTTATAATCCAAATTTATTTCGATTTTCCGCTTACAATTTGGTAAAGCCAATAGCAGGAAAAAGCGAAAAAGATGTTGGGATAATATACAAAAAAAAAGAGTTATTTACCGTTTCTCTCACTAATAAATCAGTTAGTCACATTGGAGATGGTAGACATGTTTATGATATAATAGGTGGCGTATGAAAAAAATTTTTGTGGTAATGATGGTAAAAGATGAAATAGACATTATTGGATACAATATAGAATATCTACAAACACAAGATATTGATCACTTTTATATTGCAAATAATCTCTCGACTGATGGAACAAAAGAACTTCTGGTTGAATTGTCGGAAAAATATAAAAATATTACAATTATAGATGATAATGAATTTGCATATTATCAATCAGATAAGATGAATTTGTGGTGCGCCACTTGCTTCAAAATGGGAGCTGACATAGTTATTCCGATTGATGCCGATGAGGTGTGGTATTCTAAAGATAAATCCAAGACTTTGGGAACTCTGTTGAGGGAAACTGATGGAGATATTTTTGTTGCAACATCGACAGATTATATACCAACTAAAAATGATAATGTATCAAATAATCCAATAATTTCTATGGCATACAAAAAAAAGAACTCTGATTCTTTTCCAGCTGTAGCATTTAATAAGTATCCTGGTTTTTATTTGGAGATGGGGAATCACGATGTCTCAAATCATAAAGGTAAACGAGTATATGATTTGATTGGAATTCGTCATTATCAGTATAGGAGTTTTTCTCAGTTTGGAAAGAAAGTTTTGAATGGAAAAAAAGTATATGATACTACTGACTTTCCCAATTTCATTGGTAGTCATTGGAGAAAACTTGGTAATATGTCAAAAGAGGAAATGATTTCTTGGTGGGATGAGTATATTTCACAAGAAGTTGAATATGATCCAATTCAGGTTAAAAATTATCCATGTCAATAAAATTATCAATCGCTGTTCCTACTTGGGAATTCAATGGTCTTGGGGATGTTTTCCTCGATGATCTTCTTAGTACAATTGAAATTCAATACTTTAAAGATTTTGAAGTCGTGATTTCTGATCATAGTAGTGATAATAAAGTATTGAATAAAGTAAAAGAGTTTGATGATAAGTTTGAAATAAAATATGTCAAGAATAATGATAGTATAGGAAATAGTCCCGCAAATTTAAATAATGCTATTGATAATTGTTCTGGAGAAATAATTAAAATTATGTTCCAGGATGATTTTTTCTACGACGACGAAGCATTGGAAAAAATTTACTATTCACTTTCCGATTCTGATCGTATGTGGTTACTAAGTGGTACTAACCACACTAAAGATCATGGAAATTCATTTTTTTGGGATCTATATCCAAAATTTAATGACGATTTATTGAAAGGCGTTAATACCATCAGTTCTCCATCTGTGGTCGCATTCAAAAGTTTTGCGAGTCTACCTTTTGATGAAGATCTTGTTTATTTTATGGATTTAGATTACTATTATGGTATGAGACTTAAGTATGGAGAGCCAATGTACTATAATGATATCTTAGTTACGAATAGAATACATGGCAATTCTATTTCTAGTGGAATTTTGAATAAAGAAGAAATTATGGAGAAAGAGTCAGAATATTGCATGAAGAAATATGGAGTATTGGGATGATAGGGTTTGTTGTTCCTAGTGTTGGTAGACCAACTTTAAGAAATACACTTAACTCACTTGTGGGCCAAAGTAATCCAAATTGGAAGTGTTTTGTTGGGTTTGATGGAAAAAAACAAAGCGAAATTGATCCTTCAATTTTGGTAGATGATAATAGAATTAATTATTTTTATTTTGGAAAAAAGCTGGGAAGCGAAAAGGAATTCCATGGAAACGCCGGACAAGTTCGTAATGCAATAATTAGAAATGTCACCGAAGAAATTGATTGGGTCGCGTTTGTTGATGATGATGATACGCTTTCGCAGTACTATGTTGAAATATTTGAGTTGGAAAAAAATAAAGTAAATTTTGATTGTTGTGTATTTCGTATGCGATATGACAAAAATAATCAAAAAGTAGTTCCTCCTTTTGGTATGAATCACTTAGCTCAAAACTTTGTTGGAATTTCTTTTTGTGCCAAAAAAGAGTTTATTGACAATAATCAAGTTTTTTTTGAGAATGATAATGCTGAAGATTTTATGTTTTTGAAGCAATTGAGCGATAAAGGAGGAAAAATACATCTTTCTTCTCATGTTACATATAATGTGAATGGATATTCTTATGGATAGAAATAAATCAGCATACAAACTAAAAAATTTTGGTCCAGTTTATTATATCAATCTCGATGGACAGCCAGAAAGATGGCAATATATGGAAGACCAATTTAAATACTGGGAAATTGAAGACTATACTCGTATCTCTGCTTATGATGGTAGAGATGATGATCTTAGTGATATCATAAAAGGAAAATATCCTGATATGATGACATCGGGAGAAATTGGTTGCGTAACATCTCACTTGAAAGCAATCAATCATTGGTATCATACTTCAGATAGTCCATATGCGATTATCATGGAAGACGATTGTGACATGAGCACTGCTCATTGTTGGAACTTTACTTGGGCTGATTTTATTGCTCGCGTTCCATATTGTTGGGATGTAATTCAGCTTGCAATTATTTGTACTGGTGATATTGTAGTGCCTATTCACACTAGATTTGTTAATGATTTTTCTACTGCTTGTTATGTTATTACAAGACACCATGCAGAGAAATTGATCAAGTATCATGTTCGTGGCGATAAGTATAAACTTGATAATGGCGTTAAACCTCGTCCTGTTGCTGATGATTTGATCTATAATTCTGGATGTACTTATGCTACTCCAATGTTCTTGTATAAGATTGAGTTGGGTTCAACTATACATGCTGATCATGTAGAAATTTTCCATAAGAACAGTTATAATGGAATCCTAAATTTTTGGCAACAAATGGGAGCTAATTTCACATTAGACCAAATAACTTCTTTCGATCCGTATCTTGGTCGGATTACCGAACCATCCAAGCAAGACACTTGACAAATTTTTGGCAGTGCCTTATACTAAATACTTCGTTAAGAGTTCTGTTGTAATTCTTAACATTTTGTTCTATAGTACAAACAAAAAGATTTTATGAAACTAAAACATCTGATGTTCGCTCCTGTTGCTCTAGGTGTGGTTGCTCCAGCTGCGATTGCTGCAGATCTTAATCTTGATGGAGTCAATCAATATTCACAAGAACAAGTAGTAAGTGTTACTCAATTTTCTGATGTTGAGCCCACTTCCTGGGCATATCAGGCACTCAGCAACCTCGTAGAGCGTTACGGATGTGTTGCTGGTTACCCTAACGGTACATTCCGTGGTGCTCGTGCTATGACTCGTTATGAGGCAGCAGCACTTCTAAATGCTTGCCTTGACCGTGTAACTGAAGTTACTGATGAACTCAAAGCACTTCTAAAAGAGTTTGAAGCAGAACTTGCTGTTCTTAAGGGTCGTGTAGATGGTCTGGAAGCACAAGTTAGTGAACTTGAAGCAACCCAGTTCTCTACCACTACCAAACTGCGTGGTGAAGCAAACTTCGTAATTGGTGGTGTTGATGACTATGAAACCAAAGGTGGTGACATTACCCACACTGCTTTCAACTATGATGTTCGACTGAACTTCGATACTTCATTCACTGGTAAGGATCTGCTCCGCACTCGTCTGCGTTCTGCCAACTTCAGTAGCAATCCCTTCGGTTCTAGTTCTTCCTTGTTCAAACTGGATAAGGCAGATAACACCGTTGGTGATAGTGGCAATGAAGTCGTAGTTGATCGTCTGTATTACCAGTTCCCTGTTGGTGATAGTGTAACTCTTACCGCAGGTGCTCTGGTTCGTAATACAGAGATGTCGTGGATTCCTTCTGCTTATAACTCCAAGATTCTTGACTTCTTCCAAGTAGCAGGTACTCCTGGTGTTTATAACAAGGCAACTGGTGCTGGTGGTGGTATCCAGTATAACGGCAAAAACGGTATCGTTGCTGGTGTAAACTACATCGCACAAGATGGTGGTAACAGTGCCACTGGTGAGTTTGATGAGTCTGGTGCTCTCAATACTCTAGCACAAATCGGTTACCGTGGTGATAACTATGGTATCGCATTTGGTTATCGTTATGGCACTGAAGGCACTCGTGTTCGCACCTACAACGGTCTAAACGGTGCTTCTGGTACTCTGGTTCCTGGTCAAACCTCCAATGGTTATGCCATCAACGCATATTGGCAACCACTTGAAAGTGGTTGGATTCCTTCCGTATCTGCTGGTTATGGTTGGAATACTGTAAGTGGCACTCCTAGTTCTGCTACTGATAGTCAATCCTGGATGGCAGGTCTCACTTGGGATGATGTTTTTGTTGATGGTAACTCTGCTGGTGTTGCTATCGGTCAGGCACCTACTGGTGAGAACCTTGAGAAGTCCACTCTGCTTGAAATCTTCTACAAGTATCAAGTGTCTGATAACATCAGTGTCACTCCTGCTATCATCTACGGTAGTGACAACCAGCGTCTTGCTGGTAACTCTTCCAACTGGGGAGGAATTTTACAAACAACCTTTAAGTTCTAAGGTATAAATAAAAATGCCTTAATTGGTTCGCATCTTTAAGGTAGAGATTGGGGGGCAGAAATGCCCTCTTTTCTTTTATAAATAGTATTGCGAACCAATTTAAGAGCAGATGAAAGACACTAGTATATTTTATACTTACGCATACCTGCGTGAAGATGGAACTCCTTACTATATTGGTAAAGGAGTTAAAGATAGAATTTACTCTTCTAATAGAAAAATAAAAAAACCAAAAGATAAATCCAAAATTATATTTCTTAAACAAAATTTGACAGAAGAGGAAGCATTCAATCACGAAGAGTATATGATTTCAGTTCTTGGTAGGAAAGATTTAGGAACTGGAATATTGAGAAATAGGACTAATGGTGGTGAAGGTGCTTCTGGTTCCTTGAAGAGTGAAGAATTTAAAAGAAGACATAGTGAAATGATGAAAGGTGAAAATAATCCTAGTTATGGTAGAAAACAATCTGAAGAGCATAGACGAAAAAATAGTGAAGCAAATAAAGGAGTAAACAATCATTTTTATGGTAAATCTCATTCAGAAGAAACTAGGAAAAAAATAAGTATAAAAAAGAAAGGAAAACCTCTTTCAGAAGAAACTAGAAGAAAACAAAGTGAAGTAAAAAAAGGTAAATACACTGGAGAAAATCATTCTCACTATGGTAAAAAATGGTGGAATGATGGTAAAGGAAATAATAAATTATCAATAGAATGTCCTGGTGAAAATTGGGTTCTTGGTAGATAACTTACTTTAATAAATAACTAAAAAGTATTTGTAAAATGGACGCACAAGAACTTCGCAATCTCCAAGAGGCATATATGGAAGTTGTTATGAATGAAGCAAAAGTTGATGATACTATGAGTGATTGGAAGAAACTTGATGCTCGTGACAAAAGACATACTGATAGATTAAGTCCAAGACAAAAAAGACATTTGGATATGAATGTTCAGTCTGGTGATATGAGTGTAAATCAAAATAGACAACAGGCACATAAACAAAGAAGAGGTAAAAGAAAACCTGTTGCGAAAAGTATTGGTGGAGGCGGTTCTCACGGAAAGTATTATCGAGCATCAGTAGAGAAGAAAGCAAATAATATGAGTCCTGAAGATATAAAAAAGAAAAAAAGAGAAGATATGTTGAGAAGAATGGGAAATGCTGCTGAGAGACGGGGACTTTCTGACCACTATGACCTTTACGACATCATTCTCTCTCATCTACTTGATGAAGGTTATGCTGAGACACCAGAAGCAGCAGAGGCTATTATGGTGAATATGAGTGAAGAATGGAGAGATAGTATTATTGGTTGACAAGTCAGCAAATCTAAACAAAATCTTAAGGAGGGGTTGACACCCCTCTTTTTTTGCTATATACTGGTGTTGTAAATCTTTACAAAAGATAATGACGGTTACGAAAAATGAGTTCGGGCAAATGAATATGTTTGCTAAAGAACCCGCAATGTATATGACTCAAGAGGATCTTGATCGTTACGGCATTGAACCTTATGCTGAGAAGGCAGAAAAAATGAATGGTCGTTGGGCCATGCTTGGAATTGTTGCAGGTGCTATTTCTTATGCACTGACTGGCAATCTCTTCTTTGGTGTCGTTTGAGACTTGACAATGACTTCACTTCTGTTTACAATAACATCAGTTGCCTTCTTTGTTTTGCTGGCAGCATCTGTAGAAAAACTCTGTGACACTTACTAATGACTGTTTTTAACATCACTCTTCAATCTCCTGACGGCACTGAAACTACTATTGAGTGTCAAGATGATCAATATATTCTTGAAGCAGCAGAAGAGGCAGGCGTAGACCTTCCTTCGTCGTGTAAAGCGGGTGCTTGCTCAGCTTGTGCTGGAAAACTCATCTCTGGCACCGTAGATAATGAGGAGCAATCGTTCCTTGATGACGACCAGATTGCTGATGGTTGGGTACTCACTTGTGTGGCGTATCCCACGAGCGATTGTGTCATCCTGACAGAGCAAGAGGAGAACCTGTGAGTGCCGGTATGTTAGGACAACTTGGAGTTGCTCTCCAAGAAATCGGGTGGGATAATGATGCTCAACTTGAAGTGAAAATCGCAGGTACTTTAAAGAATGATAAGTTTATTGTGATTAAACCTATCAAAGAAAAACTTAATAGTATTCCAAATCCTGAGTTGAAACAAAAACATCCTTATAATGCTTAAATATATTCTTGCACGACTGCGTTGGGGTTCTCTATCCCCACAACAAAAAGAAATCTTAAAAGATATGTCTTTTATCCAAGTGTTTAAAAGACCTTATCTAGAATCTAAACTTTTCAAACATTACTAAGGAGAAAGAACAATGAAATTTGGATGGACTGAAGAAAACGAAAAACTGAATGGAAGACTTGCGATGCTTGGGTTTGTAATTGCGGTTGGTACTTATCTTACTACTGGACAAATTCTTCCGGGAGTCTTCTGAGTATAAGAACCCAATAAAAACAAACTCTATCCATAAATAATGGGTAGAGTTTTTTTGTATATGCCTAGAAATCACATCACAAAAGATGAGATGAAAGTTCTTATAATGAAACAAAAACATAAACTTATACAAGAACCTCATTATACAAGTGATCCAAAGGCAGTAGCACAGAAACACCTGAACGAACTCCTAGATAGATTAGAGGAATTCAGGTACTAAAATGCAAATAGAACTAAGAAACTTTTTTAAGTATTTTGATGAAAATAATCCAAAGCATCGTGCTGCAGTAGATGATTTTGAAAGAGTTCTTTTAGAAAAAGCACCAGAAGAACTAGAAGATGATGCAAACTGGGTGAGGATTTATAGAGCAAGAACTAAATCTTCTAATGAAATATTATTAGATGTTCCTTGGTATCCACAAACAGATAACTATAGACTTCCAGATAGTACCTGTAACTCTTCTGCTTGTGCTATGTGTCTTGAGTATCTTAAACCCAATTCATTACCATCAGGTGCAAGAGGTGATGATGCTTACTTGAGAAAAGTTCTAGCACAAGGAAACTCCACTGACCACTCAGTTCAAACAAGAGTGTTAGAGTCTTATGGAGTCAAATCTGCATTTAGGTATGATTTGGGTTTTGATGATTTGGATAGAGAGCTAGAGGCTGGTCGTCCTGTGGTTCTTGGTATTTTGCATCGTGGTCCAGAATCTGCTCCTACTGGTTCAGGACATATGATTGTTTGTATTGGCAAAACTGAATCTGGAGATTATTACGCGCACGATCCTTATGGGAATCTTTATGATGGATATACAAAATCGGTGGATAATGGTAAGAAAGTAGTTTATAAAAAGTCTACTCTACAAAAAAGATGGACAGTAAAGAATCCAAAAGATGGTTGGGGTAGGCTATTTGATGTAAAAAAGTAGAAAAGGCACCATCACAAGGTGGTGCCTTACCAACACTTGAGGGACTTCCAGAACCTGGAATTGAATTGATAAAGGAGTTTGAAGGATTTAGTTCCAAAGCATATTATGATCCTCACACAGGAGCATTACCTATAACTATCGCATATGGTAGCACTAGGAAAATGGATGGGACACCATTTTATATTGGCGAAACAATTACCAGAGAGGAGGGCGAAAAACTCTTAATATATCAACTCAATAAAGAGTTTATTCCTCCTCTACAAAAAATACCCTATTGGAGTGAGATGAATGATAAAATGAAATCTGCTTTGATTTCGTTCGCATATAACTTGGGTGCGAATTTCTACAATTCATCAGGATTTAATACAATCACCAGAGTTCTTAAAGAAAAGAAATGGAATGAAGTTCCTGATGCTTTGGTACTTTATCGTAATCCTGGAAGTTCTGTAGAGGCAGGTTTGTTAAGAAGACGCAAGAGAGAAAGTCAACTTTGGGGGGAAGGTCTTAAAGAAATCGGTTATAAATGATATCACCTGACTTGTTGGTACTTATCGGTCATCTAGTTGACACATCTCTTATGATCGGATATAATGACTTATGAAACTAAGTTTCATAAGAAAAACCGAAAGTATATTATGGTATCTCAGGAAATATATGATGTTCTTATTCCACTTAAAGAAAAAACAATTAAGAAAATAAAATACAACCTAAATCAGCCACAAAAAAAGCTCAGTATCGTTAAGTCCGAAATCAAAGAGATTAATATCTATTCAACACTTGAAAGAACATTCTCTACTTGTTTAGGACTAAAATTACAAGAAATTGCTGCCGTTTGTGGGAAAGATGTGGTAAACATTGACAAGGCAGAAAAGAAAACTGTAGGAATTGACATCAGAACTTCATTTGGTGAAGGGCAGATGAAACTAACAAAAACAACGCAAACTGGAACACATAAGAAAGATTCTCTCGATAAACTTCTTAATACAACACAAAAAAATAATACTGCTCCTTTTTTTGTGACTGCCATCAGTGAATCTTATCGTTATTATAAAGACGAAGTTTTGTATATTGGTGGAGAAGATTTTTGGTCTAGTATTGGAGTAAATTATGAAGACTTGTGTGATACAATTAAACAGGTAATTAGAGAAACATATGAAGAAGTTCAATCCACTATTATCCCTTCTCTCTGAAAATCTTGATTATCGTGATGTAAAAGTTAAAGAATTTACTGTCAAAGAGACCACAATTCAGGTAGTTAGAGACTTCATTGAGGAATGGCATTATTCCTCAAACATCAATGGACTCAGAGTGTCTCATGTATTTGGTTTGTTTTATGGTTATGATCTTGTGGGTGCCATGATTTATGGTTCTCTTGGTATGGCAAACGCATGGAAGAAGTATGCAGATTCTGAGGATGATGTAATTGAACTTCGTCGTCTTTGTTGTATTGACAATACACCAAAAAATACAGAAAGTTATTTTATAGGAAAGACACTAAAATGGCTCAAGAAGAACACTGACTATAAAGTGGTTGTTTCTTATGCTGATACTTTTCATAATCACGAAGGAACCATTTATAAGGCATCAAATTTCGAGTATCGTGGAATGACAGCAAAAGGAAAATTGATCAAATTTGGTGATCAAACATATCACGATAAATGTATTCGTACTTTTTATACTGATAAAAATGGAGTCAAAAAACTAAAACCTTTCGCCAAAAAAGTAAAGAAAGCATTGGAAACTGGTGAGGCACATTATGTCGATACACCGGGAAAACACATTTATGTTTATCGTCTTCGAAAAAAATAAATATTTCTGTTTATTCAATCTTCGTCCTTAGTGCAATCACGGTAGTTAAAATCGTAAGTAGTGTCTCATAACCTTTTTTCTCTGATTCTTTACAATCTAGAGGAGGAGGGTTTTTTAATGTTCCATTGGCATTTGCCCGATTCATAGAACCTGGAATCATAAAGTTACAAGAAACAAAGTTGATTCCAACGAATCCAATAATGGCACAGCAGATGACAAAGATTAACTTATTTAATACGGAACCCTTTTTTTCCACCTTTTTTGGGCGTCCTCTTGATGAACCTGACGACCTCTGGGGACTGGGTTTTTGGTTTGGGTCTTCTGCCTTCATTGAACACTCCTTCATTGGTGATGAGTCTTGTAACTAACAATCCAAGAAGAAATAATCTTTTCATCTATCCTCTATACTATCTAGGAAACAAATGTACACTATACAGCCCAGTGTTCCTAAAAGAACTATTCCAAGTCCTATACTTACTCCCCAGGGAAAATCAGTCATTGCCATTCCTCGTATAATTTTTTAAAATAAGCATCATATTCTTCTAAAGTTTTGTATTTGTCAATCGCATTGACATCACACCAGAAGAGTGCAATCTCGTGGAACTTCTCCTCGTTCATCACTCTTTTGACACCATAAGTTCTTGTGAATGATGACATCACAAAACTCCAGCATTTTTCTCTTTGTTTAATGTCCATTTGTCTCCTGTGTTGCGATCCAGGTTTTGAGTTCGTGTAGATATTTTCTCAACATATCTGCTTTCTCCAAATGCCAAATGTTATTTGTTTTGAAGTATTCTTGATTGTGATTATCTATTGCTTTTAGGATATTATGTATTGGTGCGTTCCAGGGCTCTCTGGATTTGGTGTTATATGTGCGCGATGACATATTATGGGAGCTGTGTAAGTATTTAGATTTAGTTGGGTCTTATGGGGGTATTGACAGGGTTCCCTGACCGTGGTATTCTTATGGGGTCGGTGAGGGAACTCCCGACCAATCCTAAATCAAGGGGTTGACAAGGTTAGTAGCCTGTGCTACTATAAATAGGTAAACAAATGTTACGGATTCCTCACAATTCGTTACATTGTCACTCCCCAAACCGAGACCTATAGGGAGTATAAATGCGTCTCTCATACCCACGATGGAGGGTGTCGTGGGAATAATATTACTCGTTCGTTCCCCCGAACTATTACTTACCCTTTAACGAAAAATGACTGCTTCTATTGCACAACGCAATTCTACTAACCCCTGGGAATCTTTCTGCCAGTGGGTTACTTCTACCGACAACCGACTTTATGTTGGTTGGTTTGGTGTATTATGTATTCCAACTTTATTAGTTGCGACTAACTGCTTCATTATCGCTATGATTGCTGCTCCCGGAGTAGATATTGATGGTATTAGAGAAATGGTTTCCGGTTCTTTTATGGATGGAAACAATATTATTTCTGCTACAGTGATTCCAAGTTCTAATGCTATTGGATTGCATTTTTATGCAATTTGGGATGCCCAATCACTTGATGAATGGCTTTATAATGGCGGACCTTATCAATTAATTGTTTTTCATTTCCTGATCGGTATTTGGTCCTACGCTGGTAGGGAATGGGAACTTTCATATCGTCTCGGAATGAGGCCATGGATTTTTGTTGCTTTTACTGCTCCGGCGGCTGCGGCAACTGCTGTTCTTTTTATCTATCCAATCGGTCAAGGTTCATTTTCTGATGGTCTTCCTTTGGGAATTAGTGGCACTTTTAATTTTATGTTAGTCTTTCAGGCTGAACATAATATTCTTATGAATCCACTACATATGCTTGGGGTTGCTGGTGTTTTTGGAGGAAGTCTTTTCTCAGCTATGCATGGTTCGCTAGTCACTAGCAGTCTTGTTCGTGAGACTACTGAAAACGAATCTCAAAATTATGGTTATAAGTTTGGTCAAGAGGAAGAAACATATAACATCGTGGCTTGACAGAGCGGGTCACGCTAAACTGGGTGAACTGCTGGAAACCTAAGTCCCAAAAGGATATGGCAATCAGCATCCAAGTCCTAGATACATCTGGGAAAGGTTCAGAGACTACCTGAGAAGTTCAGTCTTCTTAATAACAGGCAAGAGCGCCCAGCACCTTAATTGGTGAAGATATAGTCCAACCCTTAAGGAAACTTTTGGATAATTGGCTCACGGTTACTTTGGTCGTCTAATCTTCCAATATGCTTCTTTCAATAATTCTCGTTCACTACACTTCTTCCTTGCTGCTTGGCCAGTAGTTGGAATTTGGTGTGCTGCTCTTGGAATTGCTGTTTCTTCAACCAATCTGAATGGTCTAAACTTTAATCAAAGTATTCTTGACCACACTGGTAAAGTTGTTCCAACTTGGGCTGACATCCTTAACCGAGCAGATTTGGGACTAGAAGTGGTCCATGAAAGAAATAGCCACAACTTCCCACTTGACTTGGCCAGCATTGAAGCAACTCCTGTTGCTCTAACTGCTCCTTCTATTGGTTGACATAGAAACCAAATAACGGTATACTTTAAGGAACTCTTCTGAGTTCCCTTTTTTTATAAATAAAAATAACCGTGAGCAGCAAAATGAACCAAAAATATACTGAAGCTGACAGAAAACTTTGGGAAGAAATGTATATTTCTGGAATGTCTTCGCAGGAAATCGCAAATCATCTAGACATTCCCAAATCGACAGTATATAAACATTTGCAAAAATGTGGTATTACTCGCAACTGGTCAGAATGGCAAAAAGGAAAAGAACCTTGGAATAAGGGATTGAAAGGAGCACAAGTTGCTTGGAATAAAGGTATGAAAGGTGTTTATCAATCTCCAAGAAAAGGAAAACCAAATCCATCGGCAAGAGTTCCTTGTTCTCCAGAAAAAGCAAAAAATATAAGCAACTCTTGGAAGAAAAAACTAGAAGAAGGGTGGGATGGATTTGGTGGATATGGTAGATTGCCAACAGAAGAACAAAGAACTCTTCCTTGTTTTTTGTATTTGGTTCGTTATATAGACAATGATGGTATGCATTTTAAGTTGGGGATAACTGTTCGTACCTTACAAGAGAGACTCAAGAAACATTTAATTTCAATTGTTGAAGTTTATGAATCTACATTGGGAGAATGTTTTGATGTAGAACAAGAACAACTCAAATACGCAAAAGAAAATGGGTGGAGGTATTCTAGTCACTCTACCACTGAACTCATAAAACCTGAAGGTATTCCCCACTTACTAAAACTATTCTCTCAGTTAAAATGCTCCCAATCCTCATAACACTCTTAACATTCCTAACAGTCCTGATGCTCGTATCACTCTCTCAGGACTGTTAACTGCACTCACTAAAGATAGTATAATAAATAATCTCATAAGAAAACGAATTTTATATAAGTGGCATTAAAGAAACCATCAGATTTATTTGAGAAAAAACAAACTTCTGGTGTGTTTGAATCTCCAGAGGTTTCTCCATATATCACTGAAAGTTATGATAAGTTTCTAGAAAATTATGAAACCATAACTCAAATTACTGAGAAGACAAATGTATTTGAGAAAATCGAACAACTCTCAAATCTTGTCGAATTGTTTTCTCAAAACTTAGAAGAAAAACTAGATAAGACTGACCTTGAGAATGCCATGCTTTCTCAAATGATGGTTCTTGATGAAAACTTCAAACTAATTCAAAGTGAAGTAAAAGGTCTTAACAAAAAAGACTTACAAGAGTTTAAAAGAACCACAAATTCTCTTACAGAAGTTGTAGATAATTTTCTAAATGTAGAACTACCAAAGTATAAAAATAAAGTCATAAAGACAGAAGTTTTTGTTGGCGAACAAGTCAAGAAACTCAAAGAAAATGTAGAAGAAGATATTAGTAACCTCCAAGAAAATATTGATACACAATTCAATAATATTGCAGAAGTTGTTGATAATAATATAAATTACTTTAATAATAAATTAGAAGAAACTTCATTTCAAGTTAAAGAAACAAAAAAGACATATAGTAATCTTTCTAAAATATTAGAAAATAAAATTTTAGAAGAAAATCAAAAGATAGAAGAATATTCTAAAATTGTTGATGATATATCTTCTACTTTTGAAGAACTTTCTTTGACATTAAAAAAAGAAATTAACCATCAGTCTAATCTTACAGAAGAAAAGTTTGATGAATACAAAGAATATTTTGAAAGTATTTCTTCTTCTTTAATAGAAACTATTAATAAAAAGTCCAGTAATATCGAAGAATCTGTTGATGACAAATTAGAAGACTACAGAAAAGAACTAGTTGATGTAAAAGCAGATGTTATTATTAATGAGAAACACATTAATAATGTAGATAAGTATCTTAAAAAACACCATCAGGAACTAGAAGAATTAAAAGAAGAAGTTTTCAGTGAAATTGAAAAACTTTCAGTAGGTAATCTCCAAGATAATCTTGAAAGACTTGAGAAGAAAATTGATTTTATTAGAGAAACTTATTCTAGGGTTGAACCTGAAGTAATAGTTAAAGAGGTTATCAAAGAAGGTTTACTTAATGAACCACCTTCTACTGATAATAAAGACCCACTGACTCCACTGGATCAAAACTTTGTTACTTTTGACCAACTTCAGCAACATTATCGTCTTTTCTTAAATCGTATTCAACAACAACTCTCCACTCTTGGAGGTGGTGGCGAAACGAGATTAAAGTATCTTGATGATATTGTTGGTATTGCAACAAATCCAAGTGCTTATGATGATAAGTTTCTCAAGTATAATCATAGTTTGGGTAAGTTTGAGTTTGTTACTGTTTCTGGAGGAAGTGGTGACTATGCATCAGTGGCAGGAATTGCAACAGTCGCACAAGGACTTACTAATACTCCTAATATTTCTGTAAGTTCAGTTAGTATCATAGATAATGATTCTGGTTCTGATTATAGTGGAGAAGTTGTTTCTTTACAAAAATCTTATACCACAATTACACAAACATTAACTCCTACTTCACTTCATAAAGTACTTTCAGTAGATGAGTATGGTACAGTTGAATATTCGATTCAGGCAACTAATGGTATTGACTTTCATACTGTAAAAATACTATCAGTAAATAATGGTATAAGTATAAATAATCTTGAAGTGAGTTCTGTTTCTACGGGATCTACTTTTGTCAGTTATGATGTAACAATAGAAAATGAACTTATCAATTTAGTAGCAACACCAACCACAACAGATCGAATAATATATAGTATGATATATACTGCAATTACTAAACCATATAGCCAATACACTATTACAGACGAAAATAATAATGCACTTCTCACCGAAGATGATAAAACAATTACAGTACAGTTTTAATAATGATAGGAACCATTAAGATAAGCCAATTACCTTCAGCATTTGCTTTAACTGGTGCTGAAGATATAATTGTTAATCAGAGTGGAAGTACTCGATTATCGACTATTAGTAATGTTGTGGGATTGGCAAGAGTTGCTGATGGCGACAAAGGCGATATCACCGTTAGCGGCATCGGCACCGTCTGGACGATTGACGACGGTGCTGTTGATACCGCTGCCCTTGGTGGTGACATTACCGCAGCTGGCAAAGCACTGCTTGATGATGCCGATGCAGCGGCGCAGCGCACAACGTTGGGGCTTGGCGGCTGTGCCACACTGAACGTCGGCACCAGTGCAGGCACGGTGGCTGCAGGCGACGACAGCCGCCTCACCACTGATCTCAGCTACACCGCAGCCACTCGCGTTCTCGCCAGTTCAACCGGCGCGGATGCAACGCTGCCGCTGTTCACTACAACTGCTGCAGGCTTGGCCCCAGCTACCAGTTATGCGGCAATCACCTACGCAACTAGCGTTGCTCTTGATCTGTCAGCTCTTGGCGGTCAATATCGCACCATCAGCCTCACTGGTGATCTGACGCTTACTACCAGCAACCTTGCTACAGGGCGCACCGTGGTGATTCGGATTATTGCTGATGCGTCACAGCGAACGCTTACATTCCCGGCAGATTGGAAGTTCCTCGGCATTAAGCCAGCGAACATCGCCGCATCAAAGACTGGCGTATTGAGCCTTACTTCCTTCGGCACTGCTGATGCCGATTGTGTTGCAGCCTGGGGGGTGCAGGCATGATGGCTGATCTCGTTCGACTGAAAGAAGGGGCTGTGATCTGGCCCTACTCACTGGGGCAGCTTAGGCTTGATGAACCCACGCAATCATTCTCGTGGGCGCCGAGTGATGCAGATCTGGCGCACTACGGCGTGCATCGAGTGAAGCCCAGCAAAACGCCTACTGCAGATCCTGCGGTGGAAAAGGTGATCCAGGCGCAGCCGGTTGAGATCAACGGCGAATGGACACAGCAGTGGGAGCTGGTTCCACTGACTACTGAGGAGCAGGCCGCCTATCACGCCGCTACACATCCCCCTCGCTGGCTGGAGTTCGGCCAAGTAGTGCAGGCGTCAGCAGAGATCAACGCACTACTGGGCAAGGCGTTGATTGATGCACCGGCCTTGGCAATGGCCTTGAGCGTGGGCTTGGGCAAAGCCGCTGATGGTGATAGCAGGATCTTTCTTGCTGCTTGGCGCTCTGCGATTGGGTTTGGATTGATCAACGCAGAGCTGATCGCGCTGATGCAGGGTGTAGCCCAAGCTCACGACCTGCCCGCTGAGTTCGTCGCCGGCCTGGCTGGAGGTGTGCAGTGAATCTGCTGCTGAGTGATCCGGCGTTTTTGTCGGTTGCGGCTGGTGGAGAGACTGACCCTTACTTCAGCAACGTCTCCCTGCTGCTTCATGGTGATGGCACCAACGGCAGCACAACGATTGTTGATAGCAGCCCGAGCACTAAGACCGTATCTGCTCTTAACGGCGCACAAATCAGCACGGCGCAGAGCAAGTTTGGTGGGGCGAGTATTGCATTTGACGGGCAGAATGACTACCTATCATCAACAAGCTCAGATTTCGCTGTCGGAACAAGTGATTTCACGGCGGAAGCTTTTCTCTACATAAACAGCTTCAACAACTTCAATACTGTTGTTGGAACACGGAAAGGATCCATAAACTCTACGACGGGTTGGAGTCTTGGTTACACCGGAACACCCGGCGGTCAGTTTCCCTCGTACGCATTGTTTTTCTACACAAATGGCGGGCCGTTTAGCGCTGCAAATCTGCTGTCGCTGAACACTTGGTATCATGTTGCTGTCAGTAGAGAAGGATCAACCATAAGGCTATTCCTTGACGGAACTATTGTTGGGACAAGTTCTAACACTCAAAACCTTACGGACGATGTTTTGTTTGTTGGCGCTATGCGAAATAACAGCGGTGCCATTCAAGAGCCCTCGAACGGTTACATCGACGAAGTTCGAGTCACCAAAGGCGTCGCACGCTACACCAGTAACTTCACACCACCGACTGCGCCGTTCCCTAATGCGTAGCCACCCCAACCTGAAAAGCCGTGGCTGGACGATCACGCTGAATGGAGTGGCGCAGTAGGCCGCGCACAAGGTCGCTAAGCTAGTCAAGTAGCCATTGCTGCCATGATTGAAATCATTGCCGCAGTGGCCGGCGCGTCTATCACCGTTGCTGCGATGGGGGCTGCAAATTAAATTATTCCTAACAACCGTGATGCTTGCCGTAGCGCCTAGAGAGGTGGCACAAGACTACTAAACTGCTACATAAGACAGTTATCAAAAACTAATGAAAAACTTACAACTTACAGAAGAGCAAGTAAAACTTCTGGCAGATGCTGTATGGATGCGTCAAAGATGTTTTATTGCGGGAGACCGAAGATTCAAAGAATATGGTATAATGCTCAATGAAATTCTAGAAGGACTTGATTATACCCCAAGTCGATATTGATTATGAAAAAGGTAGCAATATTTGGTTCGGCAAGAACAAAACCGGATTCTAACCTTTATAAGGCAGTCGAAACACTTGCGAAAAACATTGCGTCTCAAGGATGGATTGTTGTGACTGGTGGTGGCCCAGGAACAATGGAAGCAGCAAATAAAGGGGCATTATCTACAAAAACAGGATCTGAAACTGTGTCAATTGCACAGGCAATATATTTGCCATTTGAGGATGGCGTAAATGCTTATGTGGAAGAGTATGAAAGACACGAAACATTTTACTCAAGATTAAAAACTTTTGCAGATTGTGACGCTTTCATAGTGACTCCAGGTGGTATTGGAACATTACTTGAAATGTCAATGATCTATCAGTTGGTTCAAGCAAAACATATGGAACAAAAACCCATCATATGCGTGGGTAGAATGTGGAGAACTTTGAGAACTTGGATTGAGCAAGAAATGTTGGATGATGGTTTTTTGAATAATGAGGAAATGAAACTTCTTCATTATGTGGATAGATTTTCAGAGGCAACTCATTTACTTAAAGGACTTTTAAGTGATTAGTTCGGAAACGCCTTATAAGTTAGCAGAGATCATCAGAGATACATGGCCTGGGCTTTACATAAGACCCAAAACATGCTACAATAAGAACTCAACTACGGAAAATAAAAATGGGAAGAAGCATTGACTGGCTTAATGTTATTTTTGCATTGTATTTAATCTATCTGGGATTTAATATTGGTAAACCGAAAAATAATGAAGAAATTTAAATCTTTTTTGGAGAGAGATTGTGATATAACTTATCTCATCGAGTTTACTTACATTTATATTACAGTTAGAGAAACTCTGAAAATTTTATGCTCTAATATACAAGATTTTATTATGACAAAACTAATTAATTTGTTATATTCTATATTTTAATCTAAATAATTGCAATTCGCGCATAATACATGCAATTGTACCAATCTTCTGACGAATACCTTTACAATCTAGAAACATCATCACCACAAGAAGCAAGAAGATTATGGAGACAGTCAATACGGGAAAAGTGGGAACATCAATGTGCTTATTGCGGAAGTAAAGAGAACATAACACTAGATCATATAATTCCACAAGCAAAAGGAGGAACCGATCACATAACTAATGTTGTTTGTGCATGTGAATCTTGTAATCGCGCAAAAGCCCATACTGATTTTTATGAGTGGTACCCAAAGCAAGAATTTTATACCGAAGAGAGATTCAAACAAATCGAAGCCTGGAGAACTCAAATGGTCAAACAGGAATTAAAAGTTTACAGACCGAGAAAAATAATGACATGAAAAAAGGATTTATTACACAAGATCATTATGCTGTTATTCCTTTTGGGAAAAAGCAGCTAATGGTCATTTTTAATGGCGAGCAGTTGGAAATAGTCAATACAGAATTGCAAGCAAAAAAGTTCATTGACGACCATAGAACCAAACCTGGAATTGGCACAGTGTTTGTTGACTCTTCTTCTCCGCCTGCTAAAGTGAGGAAGCCAAGGAAAAAACAAACCAAATAAATATAGTTTAATTGGAGAATTTTATGCTCTCGGTAAAAACAAGATTACTTCTTGAAAAAATTGCAGAAAGGATTCAAAATGGAGAAGAAGTTAGTTTGGAGGATATGATCTTTGCCGAAAAGTGGTCAAAGGCAAACAGATCTGCGGCAGAAATCATAAGGAAAGCAAGGAGAATTGCAGTACAAGGAAAAGGAAAAGAAGGTAGTCTTGATGAGTTCATGCAAATTATGGATTTAGGAAATCCTGATCCATCTACACACCTAGATTCTTCGATGTCTGTAGATGATCTTTATAACTTTTTTAAAAACGATGACGATTCAATGCGAAGAGATTAATGGAATTATTGTCAGTAACTATTATAAGTTGCTCACAGGCGATTCAAATTTTTGATCGTTTGCAGAATGTCATTGGACTTTCCCCAAGACAAAAAATTGAAGTCATTACAGAAATTAGAAAAGTTATTCCAACTTGTCCAATCATAATAAAAAATGAAACTCAAAAACAAACAACTCGAAGCAATTGATTTATTCATCGAAGATATTCGTACTCCACACAGTGAAATTCGAATGCGAGCAAAAAAACTAGATTGCGACAAAGAACTAACCATTTGGCAAGATTTTGTCTTGGAATACCTTCAGAACATAAGAACTACACTAGACGGAAATTCGACGCTTTAACCATGCAAATTTATTATACATCACTTGCAATTTTTGGAATCATAGCTTATGTGCTAATTGTTGATAAAAATGTTTCTGATGCCATTGTTTTGGTGCTCAGAATGATTCCTATAAAAATACAAAGATTTTTTTGGGCGGTTCGTTTTCATCCTAGAAATCCCATCACAAATTTCCTGATGGAGCGTAAATATAAAAAGATGGCACTGGAACTCCAAAAGGAGTTGACAAGCTCCCAGGAGCCTGATATAGTGGAGTCTGACACCGAAAAGCAATGAGTACCGAATCAAACCCAATTGATCTAAAATCCTTACAATCTAGGATTAATGAGATCAAAAAGGAAGGAGAAGAAATTACAGATTTTACTTATGATTTTCTTCACTGTTTAATGAATCGTCATGATCTTGCAGACTGTATTCCTCCTGATTTTGAACTAGAAGATATTCCTGATCATATTGTCGAATCTTTGAGGAATGGAAGTGTCCCAGAAAAAGAACAACTAATTTCAATTTCTCCAGATGCACAAAACTTTATGTGCTTTGAATTGATCTGGGTCTGTGGTATGGGAGCACTTGCTTCTTATGGAGCAGACGAGGATGGAGACGAAGAAGAAGGAATTCCTAGTACATTTGATGTCATCTTGGCAATGAGAGATGTTAGTCCAGCGCATGATATGGCTTCTTATATTATTGCTGCTCTTACTCTCCTAATGTGCCAGATTCCTAGTGAGGACATGATTGCTAGGATTACGCATGACTTTGATGACGATCATGAGCAATTACAACAGAATATGGACAATTTTGTAGAACTCGCTTCTGCTATTATTACTCGTTATCGTGAGGACATGATGTATTATGGACAACCAAAAGAACTGGATTGACGACGGTGCTTTTTATATCGAGAAAGCACGATGGGGAACATGGAAAAGTTATGATAAAGATGGCAAAGGATTGATTACCAGCCTCACAGAAGAAAATTGTATTCGTGCAACTCGATTTTATCTCAAAGGACTTCAAGAGGGATGGGAAGATCAATCTACTTATTCGGGAGAAATTGAGTATAAACTATGAGTGATACTGATCCAACAGCACCTTGGTTTGAATTTGTTTCTTATATAAGGTGTTGTGAGTCATTAGGGGTAACGCCTAGTATGAATCGTTTTCTTGCCTACAATAGATATTATAAATCAGTTTTAGATGAGAAAGAAAAAACCAGTCAAAGTAAAACCCCAAAGTAAAAGAGAAAAACCAAAAGAAGAAACAGTTTTTGGTGTATTGCCTTTTCATGAGTTTTTTCCTTTGACTTTAGTTCATAAGGATCAAAATCAAGAAAAGGTTTGTTATTTTGTATGCCAAGAACACTTAGACAAATACATTTCTCGTTATAAGTTAAATAAAAAAGATTACAAAATCTCAAAGACCGAACCAATAAAAAAAGATGACAACAAAGAAGCGTAAAACAGCTTTTAGGTGGTGGGCAAAATCTCTCGGAGAAAAAGCATCAAAGTGTGATCGTGAGTCAGATATCATTGCTGCCATCAGAACTGTAATCTTTTTGACATATCTTATTACAAATTGTTTCATTGTGGCAGGAGTGGTCAGACATTGGAATGATGTAGAGTATACTAGACCCATTACCACGCAAAGGCAATGAAGTATCGCATCGTAGAAAAGGCGGATCTCAATGGAGAGGTCTGCTTTTTTCCACAATATAGAAGAGTTTTTCTTTGGTTTAATTTCATGGAGATGGAAGTCTTTCCAAAAATAATCAAATTTCATTCTCTAGAATCTGCAACGAAATTTATCAAAAAGCAACTCAACAATCCAGAAAAAAAAATTCATTATGTTTGAAATGATTGATCATCTTGTCGAAAATCCAACCGACGAGAACAAAATCAGTTTCTTGTATTCACTGTCTCAATTGGAATATTCTACTCTAGAGGAGGCAGAGTTGCATCCCAAGAAATCTCGTGAGTATTTCCAAACCAGGACAGAAGCCTTCTCGATCCGTCCAGATTGTGCTAAGATGCTATTGCGTAAGTGGGTATCTAAGTATGGATCGACCGAAGGCTGTCCATTGAAATATGAGGATACCCTCAACATTCCATTTCGCCAGATTAAAAAACCATGAATTTGAAAAATTATGAGTTAATCTATGGTAAAGTTAATGACTTGACTGGAATTGGTTACTCATTGATGGAAACTATTACCAACCTTACAAAAAGGGTTGAAACTCTTGAACGAGAAAATGTAGAGACCACAAACCGTCTTTACGAGTTAGAAAACAAAATTGATCTAATGGAGAATTGATTATGAAACTTGATGTTTTTCGTCAAAAGTTTGGAGATCTGTTTATGGATGTTTTAGATGGAGATGTTCCACTAGAAGAAGTCCATAAAGAAATTAAGCAAGCGGTACTAGAACAATACCACTACCATAAGCACATGTGTAGCCGTGCTTATGAGTTTTTGGCTTTGTTCAGTGACATCGATGATATTGAAGGATATGGAGCTGCTACCCAAGAAAATGAGTATTATGAAGGATGGGATGCTATGCCTCCTCGGGGACACAGTGATTTGGAATACCTTACAAAATCGAATGTCAGTGTTCCGAGTGATTTAAAACAAGATGGTGTTTCGGACCAAAATCAAAGAAAATTAGCAACTTACGATGAAATGGTTGCCAATGGATATACAATGACTGCGGATGGATTTTGGATTATGGAAAACAAAAAATGGACTCTTCCTGTGGAACTTGATGGACTAACTGGAGAGTGTTTGATTACATTGCCAGATGATTTGCTAGAAAAAGTTGGCTGGAAAGAAAACGATCAGTTAGAATGGATTGATCGTGGCGACGGCTCTTTTGAACTTCGTAAGGTCTAGTGCGGTCATCCGCACTTTTCTGTGTTCGTGGATATGATAAAATAGTAAAGTAAACGAGGAAAACTTATGTCACTATCAAAGAATGTAAAAGAAAATCTCGAAGAAGCCCAGAGCTATCTTCGTGCTGCACTAGCTAATGCCGCTCGTTCGGAAAAGTCAAATATTGCTCATGGCATTTCTGAGCTTGTTGTTGGCATTGATCGTATTGTAAAAATGGAAGAATTTTCCGACAAGATTGATGAAATCACCGAAAAAATGAAAAAAGATGGCGGTGGCGGAAATGGCTCTTCTTTCTTTGGGGGTCTTTTCTGAACATTAAGAAAAGGTTAAATCTTCCATACATAATTTGATTATGTGCTATAATGTAATGGACGATACAGAACTCCCTATGCTTTCTCCCGAAGAGTGGATTGAACTTACAGACCTTAAGAACGCCATCAATCAACATCCAGCATCAGTCCATCCCATGAAAATGGAACGATTTACTGAATTGTTTGTTCGCACACTAGAAGGAAAAGGAAATCTAGCAACCCACGAGACTCCAAGTAATTACTAAATATTTTCTAAAAAGTAACACATACAACAAAATGAAATTCACTGTTTATTCTAAAGATGGTTGCCCGTACTGCGAAAAAATTAAACAAGTCTTGAAACTCTCTAATCTGAATCATGTTGTTTACAATCTTGGAGAAGATTTTTCTAAAGAAGAGTTTTATGCCGAGTTTGGATTCGGATCTACTTTCCCTCAGGTCATTATGAATGAAAAACATTTAGGTGGCTGCACAGATACCGTCAAATACCTAAAAGAAAGCGGAATTGTATAGATGGAAGAATATTGCTTCGATGTAGAGAAAGCAATTGATTATGCTTTCTCAGAACAAAAATTTGTTATGAATTTTTACCAATACTTAAAGGGGAAAGAAGCGAAGAGAGCCGAGGCAAAACGATTTTTAGAAAGTAGTACAGCAGCCAATCTTAAGTTGTTGGTCGAAGACTTAGATACATATTTGGAAGGAGGACAAGACGAAGTACATAAACAACTGAGAGAAGCATATGGCTACTTATCAAAGCCATTTGCTCGAAAAATTCGTAACTATCTTGACTCTATTTTGACAGACACAGAAAAGTATCTTTATGACAAACGACCAGGGAGACGCAAGAAAGTTACGAATAAATAGAGGTATGGAGCTTATGCTCCGAAATAATAAGAAAAAGGAGGAACCAAGTCTTTTTAATTTTGTTTATGGGAAAATGGTTTCTCTTTTTTCTAGGGAATTTCATTTTCGGTTTGAATTTCAAATAAAAAAACGAAATTCCTAGGAGAAAGAACAATGGTATCAGTAGCTATAACACTAAGCATTCTTGTTTCAATTTTGTTCTTCCTTGTCGGCGGACTTATAGTTTGGGTGGTAAGTCAATATATTGCCGACAATAAATTACCGTATATGCACCCAGAATTTTTTGATAAGAATGGAAATATAATTCCAGACGAAGTATTAGCTTTTAGATTTGAAGGAGATTTTAATGACTACTACGAAGACGAAGAAGACGACGACAGCGACGAAGACTGAACCAGTAAAACTGCAACCGAATCCATTCCAACATGAGATTCTTGAGCTAGCTTCTAAACAGCGAACAGCACAAAAGAAAGTAGAAGTTCTACAAGAGTATCGAAATGATGCTCTTGTTTCTATTTTGATTTGGAATTTTGATGAAAGTATAATTTCTATCTTACCAGAAGGAGATGTACCATACTCAGGAGTACAAGAACAAACTTCTGGTAATGATACTCTATCTGGAAGTATCGAAAAACAACTCAATACTTCTAGTAAAGTAGATGAAAGAACATCAGCACAAAGAACTTCGCTGAGAAAAGAAGCTCATATTTTTTATAACTTCATCAAGGGTGGTAATGATACTCTCTCAAAAATTCGTAGGGAGACTATGTTTATTAATCTTCTAGAAGGATTGCACCCACTAGAAGCCGAAATTTTAATCCTTACAAAAGATAAGAGACTCACAAATAAATATAAAATAACTCACCAAATTGTAAAGGATGCATATCCTGACATTCAATGGGGAGGGCGCTCATGAAGACTATTGCTA